GGCTCTTACCGGCACATATTTCATCAAGGCGGTCAACAAATTTGGCGTGCAAAGCGTCAATGCAGATAGCAGCGTGGCTTTGGTCGATCAAGTTGATGGGCTTAATCTGACTGACACAGTGTCAGAGCATAGCGATTTTCTTGGCACAAAGACCGATTGCGTTGTGATTGATGATATTTTGCGGCTGGATACGACCAACCTGTTCGATAGCGTTGCTGGCAATTTTGATGCGGCGACCGGCTTGTTTGGCGGTGGCTCTGGTTCTGGCTTTATTGCAAGCAGCGGCACATATGACTTTGCGAATATCATCAACCTTGGCGCGGTATTTACAGCACAAGCCAGCGCGGTTTTGAAAGTGTCGCAACTATCTATGCACACCGGCACACCGGCAAGCGGGGCAACTGACGTTGATTTATATGTCAGCACGACGCAAGACGACCCCGCTGGCAGCCCGACGTGGACTGCTTACCGGCAGTTTGTTGTTGGAACCTATACAGCAAGGGCTTTGCGCTTTAGGGCGGTTTTGACAAGCACTGACAGCGCAGAAACACCGGCCATCGAAGAGCTAACCGCAGAAATGCGTTTGCCGACCAGAACGCAAAGCGACAATGATATTCAAAGCGGCGCAGGATCAAAGGTCATCACGTTCACAACGCCATTTAAAGCACTGAACGCGGTTTCAATTTCGGTCGGGGATATGCAGTCGGGCGATTATTATGGTATAACTAGCAAATCGGCAACCGGCTTTACGATCACATTTTACAACAGTGGCGGCACGCCAGTGGATCGGTTGTTTGATTACGTTGCAACGGGGTTTTAAATGTCACAGCACGATTTTAACATTGCCAACCAGACTTTTCCTAGCTTTCGGGCTGATTTGAACGATGCGCTGCAAGCATCTGCGACGATGAGTGCGGGGTCATCTGCGCCGACAACGCCATACGCTTATCAGCTTTGGTTTGACACCACAGACGGGTCTTGGAAAGTTAGAAACAGCGGCAATACTGCTTGGATAACCACTATAAAAACTGATCCATCTACGGGTGCTTTTTCATCAACAGGCATTGACGATAACGCCACAAGCACTGCGATGACACTGGATGCAAGCAACAACTTGCTGGTGGGGACAACTTCTACGCCAAGTACGCTTATTTCCGCAACATCTGGTGGCGGCATTGCTTTAGACCCCAACAGCTTTTCGGCGTGGAACAGAGAAGCAACAGCTTCAAATCACTCACATTTAGTGTTTAATCAAACTGGAGTAGATGCACAGTATTTACAGTTCCGCAAAGACGGCACCACTGTGGGTAGTATTGGGACTACTGGCGGTGATTTTTATCTAACCAAGTCGGGGTCTAATCAAACAGGCATATACTTCAATGAACTTGGTATGTTGCCAATGACCAGCGGAAGTATATCCGATAACTCTAGAGATATTGGTCAAGCAACATATCGCTGGCAAGACCTCTACCTATCCGGCGGTGTCTACTTGGGCGGCACTGGTGCGGCTAATAAGCTGGATGACTATGAGGAGGGGACTTGGACACCTACTTGTACTTCTGGAACTTTGTCTTTTAACGGAGGTTCATATACTAAAATAGGGAATACTGTAACTCTTAGAACAAATGTTTTTAGCTTTAGTGACACTACAAGCAGTTCTCCAGTACAAATAAGTGGCATACCTTTTACTGGTGCTACTGGTGTCACTGCCACTGGTGCCATTATAGGTATGGACATTGCTTCTACAAAAGGTTACAGCGCATACATTGGAAGTAATGATACCTCAATTTCTTTTTATGAACCCCCTAATGCTAGTTCGTATGAAACTATGAGGCACAATGATTTAAATTCTAGTAGTGATTTACACGTCACCATAACTTACCAAACAAGCTCATAACCTGATTGGACATCAGGTCGGACAGTCCATCCATAGGAGATAAAAATGGCACTAACAGAAGAAACAATCCAAGACAAAATCGAAATTGTAGGCGACTACAAGCACGTCCAAGTACGCACCGCAACAGTCATCAAGCGTGATGGTGTTGAGATTAGTCGTGCGTTCTCACGGCACGTTGTAGCACCTGACGCAGATATCACTGGCGAAAGCACCGAGGTTCAAGCTATCTGTGCAGCGGTACACACACAGGCTGTTAAAGATGCCTATGCAGCGCATCTGGCGGCACAAGCTGCTGCGATGGCTCCGGCTGAAGAAACTCCGGCTGAAGGCGGCGAATAATGAGCGAAGAAAACAAGGTCATCATTGATGTTGCGGCTGGCACAGGCACATTTGCTGCTTGGGTTGGGATGATGCCGGACATTGTTGCCTTGTTTACGGGCGTTTGGGTGCTAATCCGCATTTGGGAAACAGACACCATTAAACGCTTAACTGGTCGTGTTTAAGGCAATCGTTCTAGCTTGCGTTATAGGCGCACCGACTGAATGCACGTCATTTCATTCAACAATATATAGCGCAACGCGGGAAGAATGCCGCGCCAGAGCTTTTGAAATGGCACACCATATTGGGGAGCTTGTTAATTTGATGCCGGTGCAGTGGCGGTGTCAACAGCTTGCGGAAGGTCAGCTATCTTGGAACCAGTCACAGCGGCACTTGCTGGTATCAGCTTAGTCAAAGCCAGCGTCGAGTTTATCAAATCCAACATAAACACCGCCAAAGATATTGGCGAGATCGCCGGTCAGATTGATGCGCTGTTTACCGGCCAAAAGCAAGTGCAAGAGGCCAGCAACAAAAAAACGGGTTTGGGCATAGCTGACCAATTTGGCGTGCAGTCGGTCGCAAAGGAAATGATAGACGCAAAGTTGGCTGCGGAGCAAATCGCAGAGGTTGCCAAAATGGTCGATTTCCGGTTCGGTCACGGCACTTGGGCGGCGATACTGGCAGAGCGTGCCAAACGCATTCAAGAGGCCAAAGAAGCGCGTGCAAAGGCTAGGAAAGCGGAATTGCTGCGACAGCAAGAGATGTTCGAAAATTTCAAAATAGGGGCTATTGCTGTCGGGTTGGTTGTGGTTATCATTGGGCTGTTTATCGGCGTATTGACAGCAACGGCAAGTCCAATATATGTCTGAGACGCTAAAGGGCTTGGAGGGTGAATATATTGCTTTGGCTGCAATTACGGCTATGGGATGGAAGGCAACGCATTGCCCGATGGATCGGATTGATGTGCTGGCATTCGACAATACCCAGAATTTTTTACGCATACAGGTTAAGACTGCTAGTCTTTTGGGTAATAAAGATGGTCGATCTCCGCGTCATCACTTTCAAATGGGTCACGGCTGCAAAGCGAAGCATTTGCCAACTAGGGACGATTACGATGTTTTGTGCCTTGTTTCCCCCAATGCCCGACGCTGCATCTTCATCGAGGTTGGCGCGGTTCGGCAGTATAGTTTGCGCCTTTCGCCGACGCGTTTCACAGAGGATGCAGAACGTGAAAGCTGGGATAAGGCGGTTGATTACGTTTTGGAGATGAGACGATGAATATGGATCAATTGCGGGAAGAAATAGCCAGCGATGAGGGCGTGCGGCTAGATATTTATTTGGATCATCTTGGCTTGCCTACTGTTGGCATCGGGCATTTGATCCGCGAAGCTGATGCGGAACACGGCAAACCTGTTGGCACGCAGATCACGCCGGAACGCTGTCGGCAGCTATTTGCGCTTGATATTGCGGTCACTGTCGAAGATTGCCGGTCGCTGTTTGAAAATTGGGATGATTTGCCGGATGAGTGCCAGCTAGTTTTAGCCAATATGGCGTTCAACCTAGGCCGCAGCCGCCTTGGCCGCTTCCTAAAGCTCCGCGCAGCTATAGCCAACTATGACTATGATGAGGCGGCAACCCAGATGGCAGATAGTAAATGGGCAAGGCAAGTGCCAAATCGGGCTGGCAGACTTATTGATCGGATGAGGGCTTTGGCTGATGAGTAAGGCGTTATTGGAATATAAAATAATTCCTCGCCTTATGATGCTAGCTTTTACGATTATGGCTTGGAACGTCTGCGATTGGTTTATGGAATTAGGCGCATCGGCCACAACGCAGCAAACCGCATTTGTCAGCACGATAGTCGGCGCGGCCACTGGTGCTTTTGCAGTTTGGATGGGAAGCGAGGCAAAGAAATGATTGAAGCGTTAATCGCCCCTGTTACGGGCTTACTCGATAAATTTATTGAGGATAAAGATCAAAAGAATAAGCTGGCGCACGAACTTGCGACAATGGCCGACCGGCACGCGCAAGAACTTGCCAAGGGGCAGCTAGAGATAAACAAGGCTGAAGCGCAGCACCGCAGCATATTTGTGGCTGGTTGGCGGCCATTTGTGGGCTGGACTTGCGGCATTGCACTTGCTTGGCATTTTGTGCTTGCCCCGTTTATCATCTTTGGTAGTGCTTATGCTGGCGTTGCGTTGCCCGATCTGCCGCAGTTTGATATGTCATCTTTGCTGACTGTGCTGATGGGAATGCTTGGCCTTGGTGGTTTACGCAGCTTTGAGAAAGTCAAAGGCTTAACAAAGTAAGGCGGCTATTCCAGCCGCCAAACCCGCCACCCGTCATCCATTTTGCGGGTGGTATATTTTAGGCCACGATATCTAAGCGCGTCACGCAGCGACATTGCCTTTTCATAGGTATCACAAAGCACGCTGTCGCCGATTTCCATATCATTGATGATTTCAATCTTGCTGCGACCGGCTGGCGGCACTGGCACGTTCTTTTCTATTTGCATTGATTATGTCCAATCTTTCCCGAAAGCATCCAAGATGCAGAATTTGTTTGTCGCCATCAACAACCCAGTCTGGGTCGCTAAAGCGCAGGGTCTTGTCGCACCATACGCACCGACCTAGTGCATTTGAGGCCGGTGCATAGGTTATCTTTTTACGTCTAGAACGGGATATCGTCATCATCCATAGCTGACACTGACGGCTGCGCTGGGGCTTGTGCCTGTTCAGTTTCTTTTGCCACCGGATAAGAGTTTTGATTTA